GGCAATGCGCTGCTGTGCATCAGGATATTCACCTTGCACCTTTGCATCACTCATGCAACGTGCGATGAATTCATTTTTTTCTTCTTTTGGTGTTGGGGTTGGTAGGGGCATATTATTTTTATTTTTCGATTTTACCTAATTGTCTTCTAAACTCAGTTATCAAATCGCGGATGCACGATGCACACCCGGATGGTGGTTGATGTTTACCTGTTACCTTGCTGAACCAATGGTACAAAAGCTTCAGGTCTTCGTTCTCAATCTTATTCGCCTTGTAGATGCGGTGAATGAATTCATCCAATGCCGCAATTTCTTCCTGCTTCCAATCAAGTGCAAACCATTTGTGCGCTGGGCATGATGCGAAACGGAACTTTGTTTTAATAGGCATCACACAACCGCAAAGCTTTATCTTCTCTTTGTAGTGAGTAACGCTGTTTTCTTCAGGATCCACTGTTTCACCTACGATAAGTGTTCCGCATGATGAAGTAAGTGGTTTATAAAACTTACATTTTTTGCACGTGTTCAATCTCTCGCGTTGAATGTGCAATGGCACGTTGAAGTTTAACATATTCTCTTATTCGTTTTAATGCTCGATGTATTGAAGTGCGAAGGTAGTTATATGGAATACCTGTTTCGCGGCTTAATTCTTTGTAATCGAAATCGGGTTTGCTGTATAGACGTAACAAAATGCTGTCGTATTCGTTTAAACGACCGATTGCGCTGTACAAGTATTCACCATCTATGAATGCACCAATCCATGTTTCATCTTGTTTCGTATCTGCCACTTCACGTTCTATGTGCAGTTCGTAGTATTTGCGGTATTTGACAGCGTAATCACTACGATTGCTGTGCCATGATAACCACAATGCACGATTTACATATTGCTCTACCTTACCACCACACACTATTTCTTTCACATCCTGCTCTGGTCTATCCATTAACCGGGCAAGGACTTCATGCAGTAGATCACTTGCCTTTGTTTTATCGTGCGTAAGCCCTGTGGCTTTGTTCAGCCACTCGTTATAGTGCTTCCCAATATGGATACTTACGCAGTCGATTTGTTAAAATTTAAAAATATCGGTGTAAAAATTTGCACTCTTAAGAAATAGGTGTATATTTGTACCCGTCAAAGATAAACAAAAACACACAACATGAGCTATTTCACTTTTGAACACGACTGCAGCAATGCACCACTCACACTTACTATCGAAGTTGAGTATTCAATCTACAACTTTTCAGGCAACTACTACGAGCCAGCCGAAACGTCGGTAAAAGACCACAAAACCAAATTCATTTGTGGTGGCATGGACTTAACCACATGCATCATGAATAGCAAAAATGATAAGTTGATTGCCGAATTAGAAGAAGCAATCATTGAAGCTATTTGGGAAAACGAAGATAATCAGTAAACAATTTACAATCTCAATACAAATGACAAACACAATCACAATCCCTGTTGTTGCAAACACAGTAGTTGGCACAACCGAAATTAAACTTCCTTTCTATTTCATCTCTGGTGACTATAGCAAAAGCTATTGTTGCATGAATGAAGACTATGTTTTAATTCACGTTTACAGCTTAGGTGATGGTCGCGTGATGCAGATTGAAACTAAGCAGTATGAAGATGCTGCTGAAGTAGCATTCCGTTTAGAACGTGAAAGCCGCGATAAGCATTACGAACCTATCGAAGAAGCTGTGTTCATGCATCACTTCAGCACTGTGCATCGTGAGATATTCTACCGAGCCAATCCACAATTAAAACCAATCGAATGAAAAAAGATAATCAACTTAATGGGTTGATTGCACGTACGTTGGGGAGCAAAGCTGCTCTCCTTCGTGCGATGCAAAGGAGCAACACACCCATAGTCAAAAAGACACTGCATAATTGGTGCGCAGATCCGGGCAGCATTAGACTTCGACAGCTAATGAATCTTAGCCACGTGATGCAAATACCACTTTGCGAAGTAATCAATGCAATAACCATTAAACACGAAGGAGATGAATAAAAGAAGAACCACAGAACTACCCACACGTAGTGATATTTTGTACATCATGAAGAACTTTGACCACATGAGTTTCGAACAGATGCGCAAAGACCTGAATGTGACCAATGGCAAACTGATTAATTGGTGCAAGCTGGTATTCAGCAATGACGATAAGGAGAAAAGGTGGCGCGAAATCGAGCATAACTTGAATCAAATGGAATTCCATGAAGAATTCACTGACTCGATGCAAAGCGAATACGATGTGCATGACATCAAACGTGTAGGAGATAAACGCTACTATACGGTTAAGCGCAAGATTGTGAATGAATATCGCATGTGTTACATGGTTACACTTGACTACACCACGAATGTGTTAGTGCGCTTTGATATACCCGTCGAACGCAACAGTATAAAGTATTGCCCGGTTGCACTTGGCTGCGACTATGAAGTGCATTCGGTTGGCGGTTGGGAGTATTCGTACCTTGAAAGGCACTTACCTGTGGTTACTATTCAGGCAGATGAAGATTACGTGGGTAAATTTTGGTTAGCAATGTCTAATATGGTACCTGCATGAAGCATGACGAAAGCAAGATGCAGCAGCGTTGCGTTGAATGGTTTCGCTATTCCTTTCCACGAACACTTATTGCATCGTTTCCTAATGGTGTGTTCATTGGTGGTACACCAGTGCAACGTGCTAAGCGGTGGAATATCTTGAAAGCAGAAGGAGCTATGCCCGGTATGCCTGACCTTATGGTTTGCATGGCATCAGGTGCTTATCATGCCCTGTTCATTGAGATGAAGACCGAAAAGGGTAAGCTATCCGACACACAGAAAATCGTTCACGCGCAGCTTATCAATGCAGGTTACTGCGTAAAGGTGTGCAGATCATTCGAAGAATTCACACAAACAATTAAAACATATTTAGAAAAATGAGAAAAAGCACAAAGGAAAAGTATTACGACTTCATGATGGAGTTATACACTGCAAAGGAGTTTGATATCAAGTACATGCAAAGCAAATACCGCATTGGTTCGCGTGTGGTTACGCTGATGCGCGAAGCTAAAATGATTAAGCGCGAAGGTGACGTGACCAAGTGGATAGGCAATGCACCTACACAAGCCATTGTGAATTCAATGGTGAAGGAATGCCTGAAGCAATCGCGTATTGACCAAGCACAAAGTAAAGCTGGTATGCAGCAAATGACCATTGCACCTGTTCGCAAAGCACCTACACCCACACCAATACCGGTTGTGCATGAAGCTGAATGCGACAACAGCAATAGCCGTATCTTCTTAGCATTAGCTGCAGGTGCTGTAATCGGATTCATGATTGCAACTGCGATTTGGAAGTAACATAGGGGTAGCCGAAAACCTTACAGAGTAGGCAAACAAAATCAATTTTATTTTATGTTATCAGTTCAAACAGAACCAATGGTGAAAGTCAGTAACCACGTTCAAAATTCTTCTCAAGTAAATCAAGTTTTTGTAACGAAAAACTTGGGCATGTTTTCTTCAATAGATGGCAATCGAGTGCCTAATCTTATTCATGTTAAGCGTTTAACCGACAGTCTACGTAAGTACGGAATGAAATGCAATCCAATTTTAGTGAATGAGAAGCTACAAGTTATCGATGGACAGCATCGGTTGTTAGCGGCAAAGGAAGTGCAATCGGAAGTTTATTTTATTATCATTCCGGGAAGCAATCTAACCGATGTCCACACACTCAATCTCAATCAAAAGAACTGGTCAAGAAAAGATTTTATGGAAGGTTATGCCAACATGGGTATTATCCCATACATAAAGCTTCGTGACTTTGTAAAAAAGAATGACGATTATGGTTTTAATGATTGCGTGTCTTTATGCAGCAATACCAGTTCAGTATCTGCCAGCAGCAACAAAACAGGAACAAGTGGTGGTAAAGGTCAGTACACATTAGAAGAAGGCACATGGCAAGGTAAAAATTTTACCTTAGCACAGGAATGGGCAAATAAGATTCGAATGATCAAGCCATACTATGTTGGCTACAATCGTTCTGCTTTTGTTGGAACTATGATTGTTCTCCTGCAAAATCCCAATTTTGATTTCAATGACTTCATGCATAAGCTAAGAATACAACCAACAGCTTTAGTTGACTGCGCTAATCGTGAGCAATACAAAACGCTTATCGAAGACATCTATAATTTTAAGCGCAGAGATAAAGTAAATCTGCGATTCTAATTTGGAATTGTGAAAGGGTTGTGTATATTTGCAACGCTACTCAGTATGAAAACATTTTTAAATCCCACCATTACCGCATTGCCATTAGCACATCCGTGCGCTGGGTAGCCTTTGTGTGTAGTGGTGGGTATTTTATTCCAATGAAGAACAACGGTTACGACCTTTCCCGGAAGTGGTTTGACTTTGCCTTTGAGCATTCGGAAGTGAAGTGCCAGCATACTGCTTTGTTCATGTGGATCATTGAACTAAACAATCGACTTGGATGGAAGGAGCAGTTTGGAATACCAACGAACGCAACAATGGAAGGGTTGCACATTGGTAACAAGCGCACCTACTTGGATGCACTTAGCGACTTAGCGAAATGGAATTTCATTCAAATCATAAGTGAATCTAAGAACCAGTATAGCAGCACAATAATATCAATATGCCGTAGCAAAAAAGCCACAGCATTGCATACGGCATTGGATACGGCATTGATACAGCACAGCAACGGCATTGACCACAGCATTGAACACAGCAGTGCCCCTATAGATAAACAAAGAAACCAAGAAACAAAGAAACAAAGAAACAATAGAGTGGTGTTCACACCACCATCCGAAAATGATATTTATAATTTTATGGGTGAGTTGAATATGAAATCGGGTGGCAAGTGGAGCGAAATTAAAATTGTTGCAGAAAGCAAAAATTGTTTCGACCACTACACAAGCACCGGGTGGAAAACATCGGGTGGCGCAAAAATCGTTTCTTGGGAATCGACTGTCCGCAAATGGATGAACAATGCATTTAAATTTGAACAAAATCAAAAATTGAAATCTTATGGCAAACAACCAACTTCAACAGCAGACCACATTGCAAAAGCTGAACAACTTTTCCGCGATGCCGTCGCTATCAGTAACGCACGCGATCAAGCAAGACAAGATAGCGCTTCTTCGCAAGCTGGATAGACAAACAACTAAAGTGAAAATTATGCAGTTGGTAACGCGATGCACTCAACTGCTGAATGTACAGAACAACATGAATGCTATGCAGATTGAATTCTGCGCAGAAAACATCATGGAAAAGATGTGGATGTATTCGCTTGAAGATGTGCAGTTGTGTTTAGATCGTGGTGCTATTGGCACTTATGGAACTATTTACAACCGTATTGATCCAGCTACGGTGCTTGCATGGTTTCCGCTTTACGACCAAGAAAGACAAGTGGTGAGCAATACAATTAATGAAAATGAAAAGAAAGATAACAACATCTACGAAATGTTCCAGCATCCGCAAATCATGGAAGCTATGCAACAGGCAGCAGATAAGTTGAGCATCAAAGAAGAACCGGTGCGCGAAGTCAAAAGGGAAAATCCACCACCACTTGAGATTGCACTGATGCGCGAATATGATGCGCTGCCGCAATGGGATAACGATATGCGCTTCCGGGTTTACAAAAACAAGCCATACCAATTCACCGAATACAGACAGGAACGTTACAGGGAATTAATCGAAACGCAAAATGAATACTGAAATGAAAGTAGAATTAGTTTTTTTGAATGATCCAATATGTGGATACGATGTTGTTAGATATCAAGAAGAAATAGATAAGATTAATCTAAGAATTAAAGAAACAGTTCATGGTAAAATAATAGATTTTCCTTGTGTGCCTACTAAAGAAATGCAAATTGATTTATCACAGTTTAGTGAAATATATAATTTTGATGATGAAGAAATGAGCTGGATTGATGATTGTAACTATGCTTATTCAATCCCTTATATTAGAATTACACCAACTCATTTAGAAGTTTGGTTGGATAACATAAACAATCAAAAGATATGAAGCAATACGATAAGCAAAAAGAAACCGACCTGCTCCGCAAACTATTCGTGCTAACAGCTAAGCGAAGTATGCGACCAGCAATGAGTGATAACATGGCAATGCGCCTTATCTTTGAGGAGTTACATTTGCTAACCGAAAAAGACGAATACAAGTTATGACAGTAGGCGAATTGTGGGATAAGCTCGCGCAGTATCACGATGATACTGAAATCTATATTGGTTTCATCAATGGTCACAGCATCGACCATGAAACCTTTGAAGTCGTAGAAACGCAGGACTTTTACGGAAAGACCACAATTAGCTTAATGATTGAAGACATCGGAATAATTAATAATTAATACAATGAGCAACTATCAAATGCAAGAAGGGCAGTTTACCCTATTCAAGAACAACAACGTGGCTAACAACGGTCCACAGTACACAGGTGAAATCATGGTCAATGGAAAGAAGATGCGACTGGCTGCATGGGTTAAGGAAGGAAAGAATGGCAAGTTCTTTTCAGGTAAGATGTCCGAGCCAATGGTGAAGCGTGACGAACCACAAGATGATCCATCAGGAGATTTACCATTCTAATGAACCTGCCTATCCTACCACAAGACAAAGCAAACCATGCGCTGTATGGTGTTGCTATCTACGCTGCTGCTGCTTCGATATTCAGCGCACCATTCTCGATGATTGTGGTGTTCGCGTTTGCAGCAGGCAAAGAGTTGTTTGATTCAGTACTGAAGCAAAAACAATTTAGCACGCTGGACATGATAGCCACACTTTGCGGTGGTTTGGTTGGAATGTATATCGGATTGTTTACATGATTGAATACCTCCCGAAACAAAAGGAAGCATTGCGTGTGCTGGGTAACTCACACCCGGCACGTGTGGTGCTGTTCGGTGGTGCTGCAGGGGGCAGCAAGTCATTTATTGGTTGTGCATGGCAGATAAGCCGTAGGTTTAAATATCCGGGTACACGTGGGTTGATAGGTAGAAGTAAGTTAGATACGCTAAAGAAGACCACACTAAAAACGTTTTTTGAAGTAGCGCACATGTTTGGTCTTGCGCCCAACGAACACTACACCATTAACAATCAAACACACGTAATTACATTCAGTAACGGAAGCGAGATAATACTAAAGGATTTGTTTGCTTATCCATCGGATGCGGAGTTCCATAGTTTAGGCGGGTTAGAATTGACAGATGCCTACGTAGACGAAGCAGCACAGGTTAGCAAACGTGCAATAGATATCTTACAGTCACGTATTCGATTTAAACTAAATCAATATGATCTCAAACCAAAGATGCTGCTTACATGCAATCCATCAAAAGGATGGCTGTACAACGAATTCTACGCCCCGTTTAAGACGGAAAACTTACCGCAACATCTTGCGTTCATACAATCATTGCCAAATGACAATCCGCATCTACCCGAATCGTACATTGAAACGCTGCGCATGTTGCCTGAAGTGGACAGAAGACGTCTACTGGATGGAGATTGGGAGTATGATGAGTCCGTAGATAACCTATATCAGTATGACGATTTAGTTCGTTGCTTCCGGGATGAAGAAGCAAAAGGTGAAAAGTATATAAGTGCCGACATTGCGCGACTTGGAAAAGACCGCAGCGTAATTTGCGTATGGCATGGATTGCACCTGATTGAGCTACACGAACTACGCAAGCAGCCAATCACAACAGTTGTATCTACCATTCGCCAGCTATGTGATAGGCATGGTATCAAACTTAGCAATGTGATCTGCGATGAAGATGGTGTGGGCGGTGGTGTAGTCGATAGCTTAAAGTGTCGCGGTTTCTTAAATGGTGGTAGGGCAAAGCAAGCAGACCGATATACGAACCAAAAAGCAGAATGCTATTTTAAGCTTGCAGAATTGATTGAGCAGAACAAAGTTATTTTCAAAGTGAATCAGTTTCGTGATGTGATTGTGCAGGAACTGGACATGATACGTAGGCGGCAACCTGAAGCAGACGGCAAACTCGCAGTTATCTCCAAAGATGAAATAGCCCGGATGCATGGCAAGTCACCTGACTACGCAGATGCTATCATGATGCGCATGTACTTCGAATTGTTCCCGAATTACGGCAGCTATTCGTGGGCGTAATTTATACCCTGATTGATATAAATCTCCGAGTGCTTCCTTAATCCGTACTGTTGAGGGTATAAATTTTAACAATTTTTAACAAGGTAGGTGTAAGTATTTATACTATCATTGCACCATCAATAACAAAAAACAACAACATGAAAGCAAGTAAAGTAATTAAGTACATCGTATGGGGCGCAATCTTCTTTGCCATTCTTAGCTACTGTCAAGAACTGAATGATTGCCTAATGAAGTATTAATCCTAAATCACAATAACATGAACTCATTTCACAAAGACAACTTAGAAGCATTGCAGAAGTTCCAGCAAATGCTTAACGCAGAACCTGACCAAGCAGGCATCGAATCCACACCGGATAAGAAAGCACGCACGCTGGTCATTAGCCACGTTGAAACTACATTGGATGAACTATTCTTCGGACATTGGAGAACAGAGAATTTCAAATGGGCAGTATTGGCTAACGAAGTACAGGCATCGATTG